GTCATGCGCGTCCTTTACGTGCTCTGTTTTTTGATGCTGCTTCGAGGAATGTCTTTCCATTTTTCTTATGGGATACATCCTTGCCATCACCGTTACCGTAGGTTCCACGTTTACGGTTTTCTTTATTTAATGCAGACCGTTTAGCGATCTGTAATGAACTTGAATCATATTTCTTTTGATATGATTTATAGTTACCATTAGCGTATTTTGGACCGCTATAGTTAGAGCTTCGGGCCATAATGTCCTCTATCAATTAAATACTGTGCAGCTTTTAATAGCAAACTAGGGCTATCTTTTAAAGCCCCTAAACCAACATTACACTGGTTGCATAGCAAACCACGCACTTCACCAGTTGTGTGGTTATGATCGACTACAAATCGACCTTGCTTACCTGGGTAATCAGAGCCGCAAATTAAACAAAGATTGTTTTGCTTTGCTAGCATCTCATCATACTCTTTTAATGTTATATTGTAAGCACTTTTAAGGTATCTATTAAGTTGCTGCCTGGGATTGTAAGGTCTAGAATTCCTACATTGATTACATTCAGATCGCAACCCGTCCTTTACTCCCTTTCTTGGACCAAATGCAGATTTTTCCTTGGCGACGTGGCACTTACTACAAGTTTTCATCATACTTTACTATATAGCCGCCGTTGAACGAGTTCAGGGTCAACAGTTGGCATTAAGTTAGCTAGTTTATCTAGTGGGTTACCTTGAACAGCGACACCACTAATATCATTCTTTGATAGCCAATCACAAGCTGCTTTCAAATCTTGTGTGGAAGCCTCACCCGATTTAACACGAGCAAGGAATTCCTTTGTGACAAGATTATGCAACTCATTGAATTGGTCTTCGGTTGCTTTCTTGTTAGCCATTTCTCAATACAATTTGATCTAATTTGTTTTCAATGCGGATCATATGATCCTCCATACGTTGCACCATTATTGAAAGATCAGCTTTAGATACATAATCTTGTGCAACACTTAATTCAAAGGTATCAACACGTCTATCCAAAGCCGATATTCTATTGTGTATACGATTTGTTAAAGCAGCACCTGCTGCAATAGCTCCAATAAGAGCTGATACCCCTGCTTCAATCATTATTTATTTGGAAATAAACCGTTACGAATAAATTCAACTGCTTTATCATCGATGTCATTATCGGTTGACTCAGCAAGTTTAGTAAGCATATCTACAATAAGTAGTTTAACTTTTTCAGACTGTAAAAATGAAAATAGAATTGGACGAATTAAAGTAATCATGATAAATAAAGTTGTTTAAACGTCAGCTGTATTAGTAGAAGGGAATGCACGGTTAGCTCCCCAAATAATTCTTACAGCACCTTTGCCACCTGCACCAGCGTTTCCGGTTCCTAATGGTCTTCCAAAACCGCCACCGCCATATAATCCTCCGGTTGGTTCGTTACGATTGTTAAAAAGTTGTGAACTTTTACCATCACCACCACCAGAACCACCGCCGCCTCCAGGGCTAGACAAACTACCTGCAACACCGTCACTACCTTTTCCTTGAAGACTAACACCGCCTCCACCTCCACCTAAACTTTGACTAGCATATCCGCCACCACCAGCACCGCTATTTGAAACGGCAGCAAAACTATTATTAACCAAGCCACCGCGACCACCGTTACCACTGTATCCTCCAGCACCGCCGCCGCCGCCATAACCGCTTGTAGTTTGTCCTGATGCATAAACCCAACTACCACCATTACCTCCGCCATCGGCTGGGAAAGGACCACTTGTTCCACCTGCACCTCCACTTACTGTACTAGTTGGGGTAGTAAGATTAGTAAGTCCACCTCCGGCCCATAATAAAGTAGTCGTTCCCCTCTTAATGTAACTTGGATCCCCATCATTGGTGCGTTGAAGAGCACCCTCATACCCTCCGACACCAGGTGAAATAGTTAATGTTTCACCAGGAGTAACTGGAATATTATTTCGATAAGAAAGTCCACCACCCCCGCCACCTGGTGCAGCCTTATTGGGATAAGTGTTGGTATTTAATAGAGCCCCGCAGCCACCACCGCCTACAACGACTGCACAAATACTTGTTACGTTAGAAGGTACAACCCAACTAAAAACAGTAGAATTTGAAGTATTATCAGGTGATGTAAATGTTATTTGCCCTGCTCCACTTTTTGAACCAAAAAATAATTGATGTATCATTAAGTTAACCCCCTACCAGTAATAACAAAACTATTAGATTGAACACAAAGAATAGTTGCTAATCCATATTGAGCTAATGTTCGATTACCTGTGTTTATTGTTCCTGCTTCGATTAGTGTTACGCTACCACCTTGTGTAATAGTTTGGTCATTAGTACTATTATTAAAAATGCTGATAGCATCACCAACACTAAACACACCACTAGGTACAGTAACACCACCATTTGTAATGTTAATATGTTTACCAGCATCTGATGCAACTAAAGTATATGCAGATGTTTGTGTATTAGCTGGTATATTTGAAAATGTTTGACCAGCAGCAAATGTGATGCTGCCAACCATTGTTTCACCTGCTAAAGGTAGATAATCATTAAATAAATTTGTTACTGAAGTATCTAATTTAGCAGTTGTAACAGCACCATTATTCAACTTAGTTGTAGTAACAGCATTATTTGCTAGTTTAGCTTCTGTAACAGCATCATTAGCTACTTTATTAGTAGTAACAGCACCATCAGCTACTTTATTAGTAGTAACAGCATCATTAGCTACTTTATTAGTAGTAACAGCACCATCAGCTACTTTATTAGTAGTAACAGCACCTGTTGCTAGTTTAGCTTCTGTAATAGAACCGTCTGCAACATCAATTACACCCGGTGCTAATTTATCAGATGTAACAGCACCTGTTGCTATTTTAGCTGTAGTAACAGAACCATCAGCAATACCACCAGATATAACATCTTGAATTTTATTTGCTTCTTCTTGTCCAATAAAAAGAGATTGTTCAAAATTTTTATTTAAATCTTGTGCTCTAATAGCTGAACCTGGGAAGAATGTTGAAGATGTAAATGCTGTATCAGTTTCTCGATAAATACGAATAACTACATTATTACCTGGTGCTGTATTAAAATCAACTTGTGTTGGCGTGTTAGCATTAATTGTAAAATCAGTTGTACCTATAGTATCTAAGGTAACTTTTACGTCTTCTTTTTTTATGTAAGGAAATGAAAAACTATAACTTGTTGTTGTTCCATTTCCTGTATAAGTATTCTCAGTGATTGCCATGATTCTTTAGTACCGGATGTTAAGTGTTGTATCTACTCCAGGCATTAAACCTTGTGCAGCTCTTTGATCAATTAGTTGTTTTTCCATGATGCGTTGTTCGATAGAAAGACGTACTGGTGATTCTAAATCATTAAAAGCTAATTCTTCTGCATCCTTTAATGCTTGATCTATCATTGTAAAGATTTGATCATATTTACCGATAGGCAGTTTTTCAGAAGTAATACCTTTCCTACGTGCTTCTTTTAGTTCATTAATAGTATTACGCGCATCAGCTGTACGCATAATATTTTTAATTTCATCTCTAAAATAACCTCTTTTACCCATAAGGCTGTTAAGTTCAGCACGTTCAGTATTTAGTAATTTAACACCATTACGTTTCTTAAATGCACTAGATACATCATACTCAATATCATAAAGAAACTCTTCTTCTTTAGACATTGCAGGATGTACTTTAACTGGTGAATAAGTATTAAAGATACGTTGTAGCATTGTATATTTATTTGGTGCTTCACCTGTTACAGGACTAATTACAGTAGGCAAACGATTAGCAGGATCTAAAACACCAAGTAATTGGTTACGGTTTTTTAAGTTACTTAGTATATCATTATTAAGATCCTTAAGTCCACCATCAATAATCTTACCAAATTCATTACGTAACCCACCTAAAGGTCCAAGTGAGTTAATTTGACCTGTTGCAAAAGTAGTTGCAGCAAATTGATTACCACTTAAAGTCTCTACAAGAGGACGTAAAGCAGATAGACCAGCTTGATCAGTTAAACCAGCTGCAAGTATAAATGCTGCTTTTTGAAAAGCATTCTCAGTTGCTGCTTCACCAAGCATATCAAAGTTATCAGCAATGTT